GGGTTGACTGGCACCAAGACCACAGAACTAACAATTGATCCCAGCTGTTGATGCAAATACGCTGCCAGTTCTGAGAAGAAAAAGCTGGCACCAAAGTCCCATTTATCAATTGTGAAGTATCGATCTACGGCAGCAATCACTTGGCTTTTGAGCTCACTCACAGTGGCAGTTGATCGTGCGGCCCGTACCACCTTGATGGTGGCTTGCAGTGCTAGTGGAGCTTTTGCACCAAACAAAGGCTTGAATACCACTGAACTTAGTACCATGGTGTCTGATATCATTTTGTAATCATTTAACTTGTTATAAGCAAGGCTCAATTCGCTTATGGTAGGCGGTAGTGGTTCCGGCACTGTGCCAGTCACGTCTCTCACATAGTTAAGATAAGCATTATAATATTCATCCACCACCAGGTAAGTGTCAATTATGTTGGTCACGCCCGGATCTATCACGTTACTGAGCGGGCTGTTGTGACGGTATTGAAATGCTAGGGAGCCGCGTCCAGTCCTAGTCTGAAAGTTATTTTGTAGTACCAACGTGCTTTGATATGCCCCATTAATTAACGCCACTTGCAATTGATAGAATGCGCCAATGGAGCCATCAAGGTTGACCTGCTGATAGGCATAGAATATCTGTCCATCTGCATACTGGTTTTTTACCAGTTCAATTGCATTTTTAGTTGCAAGTGTGGCATCTACACTGCCAGGTTCCAACAACAGATATCGCTCAAGGCCATCAACGTCGGTCAACAGTTCAAAGAACACCAAGGGACGACCCACAGTGGGTGCCACGATCTCATCAAAGAAATCAGGATCGTCAGGTACCCCATCTGCATCGCTATCACGATAGCTGACCAATACCTCGTAGTCATTGACATAGCCATCGCTTTCAATTGGCTGCGCAACTATGTCCATGAAAATGTCTGATGGCAATGGTTCGTTAGAGTCAGGTCGGCTGTTGACTTTCAACACGTTGATAAAATCTTGAATTACTGTTCCAGTGCGGCCATCATATACACGTTGATTACCATCAAATAAAAATCTTGTTTGTAATACACTACCAAACACATAGTTTACACCACGTGATACCACAGTGTAGAATGCTCCATTTGTGGTGAATTGTATCAGCCAGGATGCGTCTTGATTGGTGCCTGTTTGACTTTGTGCATTGGCCAAACTAAAGGTGGCATCTGCCGCAAGGTTATTGTTGGTTATGAGATACCAGTCAGTTGTGAGATTGTCGTAGCCTATGCCAAAGTTTCGTGACAGTTCGATCTGCTGTATCATGCTCTGCTCAAGCGATAGCGGGATATCAGTTTCAAGTCTCGGAATCACTAGCAGTGCCAAAGCGCCTGTGGGCACAAAATTGTTCAGCGACACTGGCCCAACTCCGTTGGGTAGATTGCCAAGCCCTTGTGCAGTACCTTCAACTATGACCTGTTGCACAGCAGCCCAGATAGTGAGTTTGTCATCAGCACTAGTGGGTGTGCCAACTTTCAGACGATTGTTGGCATCAAAGTATTGCCCAGGCGGTGCGCCAAACTGCACCAAGCTGCCTTCTGTGATGTATTGTGCATTGCTGGCTGTGAAAGGTCCAATTGAAATTGGATTGTTGGTTGTGCCAGAATAAAAATAACCAGTGGTTTGATTTACACGAGTGGTGCTCTGATTCCAGGCCAAGTTTAGAGGCGTGAGCGATGGTCTTATAAAGTTTTTGTAGTAAAACTGCTGGATGCTTCTATCCACCAGGATTGGTTCAATATTGTTGGTAATGACATCAACGATATCATTGCGATTGATCCATTCAAATGTGAAACTGGCTGTGCCATCATCTTCCCAAAGCGCACCATCAGACGAAAAAATGTTGGTGCTGGAATATCTGCCAGTAACGTCAGTCAATTCTAGATAGCGGCTGCTGCCTATAGCACTGCGCACCACTGCTTTTGATCTAATGATTGAATTGTATTGTGTAAACGGAAAGTTGTTGTAGTCTTCTCCGTTGACCATGCGATTTTGTGTATAGTACCGGGCTGGTGCTCGCTCTTTGATTTCAGCCAAGGTCTCACGAGCCTGAGCATTTGAAACTGGCTGAGTAATACCGCAAACCAAAGTCAATGTTTCAAGGCGGCCAGTGCGGCTAAGATAACTGATCTGCAGATTTACACTCTGCATTTCTTCAGGATTGATAATGTAGCGTAGGCCATTGGATGCACGCACATAGGAACGGAACAAGCCCACTGGAGTTTCGGCAAACACCCCGTCACCAAAGGTCAAGGTAATTTGATCGTTCACACGACTGGTTATGCTGTAGAATTTGCGTTGATTGGGTTCCAGTTGTTCAACAGCGGCGCTGTAGATGTTTTCTGTAAACTGCCACTCAGTAGAAATTGTGCCCACATCATCCAACTGATACAGCCAATGATCTTCTTGATTACAGCCTTCAATGTTGATGTTCACTGTGCGATTGGGTAGTGCTTCAGCAAGATTGAAGTCTTGATTTTGTAACACACCTTGTTTGAATAAGAGAAAAAATCCAGTGTTATTTGATCCAAATCCCAATTGATCGTTTCGATACAACAGGTTAAAGATTCCGCTGGGTTTTGGTGCAGGTTCATACACATACGCACGCCCAACCGATGTGCTACTCACAGCCTCAAACGGCATGTTTACACCGTCAACATTGGTGCTGTAAGGAATGATAGGTAGAAAACCAGGCACCAGATTAACTGCATATTCATCTGTGCGCACTCCCAGTATGGTTTGACTGTTGGCAGGATTGCCAAATCGCTGACTACTGACTAGTGCGGAATTCACAATCAAGGTAAACTGTTCCAACCAATTGATGTTGGTGGGATCATTCCAGTCAACCAAGACATTGGCCAAGTTGATGCCATTGAAGTCTGTGATATTTTCAGTTGTGGAGATTGAAAACACCTTGATAAAGCCTTCTGCTGGGCTGTTTCGTTTGGGTGTGTACCCGACCAGGTTGGCCAAACGAACCACGCTGTCGCGGCGCTCGGCTGTGTCTAGAAAGTTTTCACGTGCATTTAGATCGTTGCGGAAGGCCAGGGCTTGACCCATGAATGCCATGACATCCAGCAGAGCAATAAATTCTGAACTTTCAACATAATCGTTAAAAGTTTCTGGATAGTAAAGACGGAGATAGTCTACAAAACTCTTGCGTAGAGTTTCAAAGTCGTAGCTTTGGAAGTCAGCTTCTCGGAAGGTCTGATACAGTCTCTTCCAATCTTCTACTCCAAATATAGCGGTCTGTCGAGCGGTTCTGGCCATGTTTTATAATTCTCTTGATATTTATCGGCAGTTAAACTGCGCAGATTTACACTATGGCCGCCTGCTGGCTTGTGGTGTCAAAAAATATTGCTAAACGTTCAGCACTGGTACTGGGCACTACCTGCAGTTCCAGTTCCACACGCATGCCATTATCTTGTGGGAAAAGTATTAGATCAACCAGTCTCACACGTGGATCACTTGCTACGATACGTGACAGTTCTTCGCTGATGAGAGCTTCGTTGGTAGACGTTTGGTTTTCAAATAGATAGGCCCAGAGATTGCTGCCGTATCCTGGCCGACCGGGCAACTCTCCCTGACGTATGTTGAATGCGTTTGCGATATCGCGTTTGATCAATTCAAAGTCTGTGAGCACAAACTTTTTGTTCTGACCAATTGTGTTAAATCCAATAAATGCGGGCATGTCGATATTTATGTGCTTGCTGCCGCGTCGGCTCGCCATTGCGCAATCAGTGCCTTTTGTGAGTCTGAAATAGCACGCAATAGTTGAACTATTCGAACCAGAGTGGCATAGGCGTTATCCGCATATTCTCGTACTGGATCAAATTTACTGGTCTTGAGAGATTCAAGTTTGGGCAGATACGTTGATTTAAAGTTGTCGTTGAAGCGTGTGCGGTAACGTTCACGTAACACTTCAAACTGCGCAATCTGAGCCTCTGTAACCGGCCGTTGGCTGTTTAGACGTATGGCTTCAGCAATGGCTACATCAGCCAACTTCTTGACTGAATCTAAAAATGTTAGAATTTCCTCTACTAGGGCCTGTGCTTCATCCTTGATGCCAAGTACTGCGGGGTCTTCTGGCTGACGTTCGGCTGGTTTGAATTGGGGTGCAGGTATCTTGGCGTCGCCTACTAATTTTTTGACTCCTTCATCCACACTGCTTCGATCAACTGTGGCTACCGCAGACTGTGCTTTGGCGGCAAAATTTGTAAAGTTCCCCAGTCTCTGCGTGACAAAATCTGTGCTGAACTGTGCGCCCTTTATGGTGGCCGCTATTTGCCCAGCTATGGCAGGTGGTGCAATACCTTTTATAAAACCTTGCAGTTGCCCCACTCCCAGCCTGGTAGCCGACTGCACAAGACCACTCAGCACTGCTGCCGATTCTTTACCGGTTGCAATTCCACTGGCCAGCATGCCTTGAAGGCTGCTGTTCATGAGACCTTGTTGGGCCGCTGATTGTAACTTGTCACTGCCCAAAAGATTACCTATGCCATTGATTCCGGCCTTGCCAGTCCAGGCAGTGGGAGCACTCAGGGCTTGGTTAATTGATCGATTCTGTGCAACTTGTTCCGGAGTTATACTCCCACCTTCACTTGTGATGCGCTGGCTTTCGGCTATGTCGGCAGCAGTGGGAGTGGTTGGAGCCTGGGCTTTTAGTGTAGCCACAGTGCCTGGTTTGAGAAATCCTGCTGCTTCAAGCTGGGTGGGCTGGAGGCCAAACTGGCCAATACCTTTATCCACACTAATGACATTGGTGGCTTGCCCCACTGCGCTCTTGGCTTGGGCCAAAAGACCTGTGACATCTCCCCTGCCGAGACTGCCTATACTGCCCGAGGCCACAGTGGTGGCTAATACTTGGGCGGAGGTCACAGCCGCGGCCACACCAGGTGGCAACCCTTTTGTGATGGCTGCCACACCAGTACTTGCTGCCGCGGACACAGCTTGTAAACGACTCAGTATAGAGGGATCGGTAATATAAGAACCTGGCATTATTTTTGTCTCCATCCTTGGCCGTCAAACACATAGACTACCCCATCAACTGTGACTTCAGTTCCGGTGCCTGGTGTAAGTGCATCAGAAGTGGGCGGCGTGATCACTGGAAGATCCTGGGTTGATGCTATAGCAGTGGCCACATCAGGTGCGGGCTCTTGAGCAGACTCGGCTGCAACTTGTACTTCTACTGGTACTCCACGATTGTGGTAGGGATAAGGCTCATGAGTAGGGGCTCGTTGCACTATGGTGTTGAGTGTGCCTGGTTGCACTTGCCATCCTTGGCCTGCTACAAATTTTGTGTCATCAAGATCGTACTCGGCAATGGGTCTGGGTTCAGTTACTGACTCTGGGGCAGTGCCGCCATTGAAATCTATGCGTGATGCTTTCATTGTCAACCCGCCACTGCATAGCCAACCACCACGTTCACTCTGCAGAGCAATAGACCCATCAGATAGTACTCCCAGTTTGGTCTGGCTGAAAAGCGTGAAATCACTCACGCTAGAAATTGTTGTGGTGTTTTTGCTTTCGATCTGTATATTGCCAGCTCGGATATTGAGATTCTCACCAGCATTGATGTTTATATTTTTGTCAGCATGCAGATTGATCTCGCCCTGAGTGCGGATGTTCACTGAATTAGTGCTGTACACATCCACAGTGCCCTCGGTACCAAGCTCTATCCAAGTCTGCCCATTGGCATGAATGATATAGAAACAATCAGCCTCGTCACTCATGGTTATCTGATGACCCTTGGCTGTTCTTATGCGTACAAGATTGTCACGGCCAGTTAGGTCGCCATCGTCCAAGACCATGCTGTGTCCGCCACGTCGACCAATCACTACAATATCTTGAGGTTTGATCTGCTCAGTCTCAAGTTGCCGCTTGATGTCTTGGTCAGTAGCACCGCCTTGATAGATTGGTCGGCCAGGTGTGCTAAATCCGTACACTGCACTAGGTGATTCGCGCTGACTGCTACTGGTAATAGGACCACGCACAGTGTCATTGATCAGACCCTGTTGGAAAAACACCGCAGCCAGATAGCTGTGTACTGGTTTAATTTTGTCAAAGAATCTAGGATCAAGAGCTATAGCATCATTTGATACATTGATCTCTGTTACTGGCAAGAGTTCGGCCTGAGCCAATCCCGGCAACTGTGCCTGTTGTTCTGGTGAGAGAGAAAACTTTCGAGCAGCTCCGACAGCTGGTATCATGTGATTGATGCCTTCATCAGGAATCACACCCACGTAATAACCTTGATTGGGGTCACCTTCCACAAAGAAACAGATCACACTCACTCCAAGATCTGGCGGCGTGAACCACATGCCATAGCTTTGTTGATTGGTCAAAAATGTGCCAGGCCCAGTTGGGGCACCACCTGGCACAAACGTACTGCCGTAAAAGGGCGGTAGATAACTCACTGTGCGCCATAGGCTTTGATCAGCTTCGTTACCACCAGCAAACTGTCTAATATACACTTGCAATCGACCCATGCGTGCTGGATCAACGTTGTTTTTGATCACTCCCACAAACGGGCCAGGATCAGCTGGTGTGCCACCACGATCAAATTTGTAGGAGGCTGCACGCCCTTTGGTTCTGCGTATGCTTTCTGGCATTAGTATTCCCTCGATCCTTGTTGTGTGTTGTCTGTAGCAGTGGACCCAATCTCAATTGGTTGCTGTCCTACAACCGGCACTGTTTGTATGTCAGTTGTGCCGGATGTTGGTGGCGCAGACACCAACGGTGCTGTGCTTGACGGGTTTTCACTGGCCACAGCAGAAGTAGCTGATTGTGCCGATGTCACACGCGACTGTTCTGGTGGCTGGCCGGTTGGCACAGGCCCACTATAACTGTAGTTTTGATCACCATTGCTGGCATAAGTTACACCAGGCGTGCCCACATACAGCTCACCTGTTTCTGTATTGCGTCTAAAGTTGCTGACTTGTCCGTCTTCAGTGCGAATGGTCTCGCTACCGGTAATGGCACTATCTCGATCTTTGCCAGGGCGAGGGGGTATGGTA